AACGAGTATCTGCTATGGGATAAGCCTGTTCCTGAACGGTTTGTAGATAAAATAGTAAAAAAGAGTGTGGAAGAAGGGCTAGTCTCCGATAGGAAAACCGCAATCGAAGCAATCGAAAGTAATGGTGCTGATCGGCAAGGCTCTATTTTTTACAGAGAATTGTCCGACCAAGTGGGGGGGGACGTAGCGGCATCTCAATTCCTAAAGGAAGCCGGCATACCAGGCATCAAATACCTCGATGGCTCATCCCGAGCCAAGGGCAAGGGCGATTACAATTACGTGCTCTTTGACGAGGGCGACGTCACCATTACCGAGAAGATGTTTATGCCGGCTAGTGAGGCAAAGAATCCAAAAGCTGGCGATATGCTCACCCTTGACGAGAGCTCGCTTAAACTTTTCATGCCATCGCCCGGCAACCCGAACGCCTCGCTAAAAGATTTTAATGGGAAGTTTGTTCAAGTCCTTACGTCGGACCTTTCAGTCGTTGGAGATAAAAAATCTGACGGGGTTATGATTTCATTCCAAGGGGGACCAGGCTATCTATCTGTAAATGATGCATGGGGGTTTACTAGTCAAGGAGGGGCGACGGGTTTTCAAACAAGATGGGAAAGAGATGGTCGGCCATTAGTTGGGATAACTTCGATGAAACAGGAAAACCATAGAGCATCGACCCTTACTAGAGAGTATTACGCGCGGAAGTTTATGGAAGCCATCAATGATGGAAAGATTGCGGAAAGTACGGTAAATCGACATATAAGAGCGGCATTGAAGCGAGCAATCGATGGGAAAAATGGGCTTACAAATGATCAGAAGGCCGCACTTAAAACTGTCAAAACTATTGAGGACTTTTTGCGAGTATTCCCCGATAAGGAGTTAATACCTTGGAAAGCGACTCCTATGATTTATGAGAAACTAGACCTCAAGGGCTTACCAATTAAGCAAGATCGCTTGAAAAAGTTAGGTTTAGATACTGGTACAATTTTAAGAGAAACTCGCCAACCCGAGTACAATGATATCAAGAAAGGTTCGCTTTTAGCTATAGCCGAGTACGATGGTTCTGATGCTGTCTATCGCCCTGACCTTAATTCAGCTTATCCTTGGTCGATACCTTTAAAAGAAAAGGCATTTTTAAAAGACTTTGCGGATATACAAGACTTGTCATCTAGGGCAGAACTACGAGGCCCGGACGGTGAGGCTAATATGGCTGTAGCAATGGGGGCGGGGGTAATGCTAGATAGACTTGGCCGGAGGGAAGTAAATTTCATGCCCTCAGACCCCAAAGCGCCAAAGCGTCAACCCGTCAATCGAGTCCAACCGCAAGCTCCTTCGATGCCTGCGAATAGATTCATGGCTCCGGCGGTAACTACTGGCGGTAAGTTGAGCGAACGCTTTCGCTAAACTCCTATTCACATCGGGCTAAACCCAGCCCAACCCCTTGCGTTACTTAATGTTTATTACTGTAAGTTTTAGCTTGCTATTGTGAATAACTGCCTATTTAAGTTTACGCAAGCGAAATACTGTAAATATGGGGAAGCAGAAGAAAATGAAAAACCAGCCATGGCGCAACGACTGGGTTTGCGTCATTTACTACAAGGGTGAAGTGCGTCGTTGCTATGCAGAAACGCAAAGGCATATGCTCATTAGAATGCCCGATGCGGCCCATCGAAAATGGGGAGTTTGGTGCAACATGAATACCGATACTCAACAGCCCGTCGGCGACAACTATTGGAAGGGTTACACGTTCTGCGCTCGGACCGGTGGAAAACTCCATTGGGAACTGTATTACAGGGGAAATCAGGTCAAGGAGGCCGCCAGGTTACTCGGGCAAATAGGCGGGCAAAACGGGGTCGGCAAAAAGAAAGTTCGAGGAGATTCCAACTACTATCGGATGCTCCAGCTTAAAGGTGCATTGGCCAAGCGTAAGAAAAAAAGAGGATTGAAAGAGAAGGGTAAAGAGTTAAAAAATATACAAAAATAGTGCATTGCACAAAAAACTTTAAAAAAGAACTTGCAATGAATAAAAAGGAAATGTATCAGTCAATAATGCAAGTTACGGAACTTGCACGTTCTTTACACATAACAACTGAACAAATCCCTCGGGGGTATCATAATGCTTCGCACAATATGCATTATCTTCCTAAGAGCACATTTTAGGTCGATAACTTAGCGAAGCAATTGATCCTGCCCGAGGTTTAAAAACCTCATAATGGATCAATTATTAAACTATCATTGCACGTTCCTCACGAAAGGGGAAGTCAAAGAAATCTTTCGCCTGACCGACCGACAGGTCAGCACCTGGACGGCTCGCTATAAGTGGCGCAAGGTCGGCAGGAAATTCCTGACCGAAGACATTCGGAACACGCTGGCCGAAGTGCTCGAGGAGGCGGCATGAAGATCACCATCGGGATTGATCCGGGTGCATCGGGAGGTTACGCAATCGCTTGGGGCGGTTTGCATAGTATTAGCCTGCACACGCTTGGCGAGGACTTTGAATTTGTTGAACATATTCAGGACTTAAAAGATCACCCTGACGTTACCGAGATCGAGGGAGTGATCGAATTGGTCCCACCCTTTGCGGGGAAGATGATCCCTTCGTCCGCATCTTTCAAACTCGGGAAGAATTGCGGGTTTCTCGAGGGAGTCCTTCGCATGGCCGAGATCCCATTCACTTTGGTCCGCCCTCAAGAATGGCAAAAGGGCTTGGGCGGGTTGCAAGGGCTTACTTCGAACAAGCGGAAAAAAGTTTTGGCGAACCATGCCAAGCAATTTTTCCCATCGACCAAAGGGCTAACCCTCAAGACGGCCGATGCGATCCTAATTTTAAGACATTTTTTACTAACCAAATAATGGGCCTCCACCCGTAAAAATGGAGATAGAGAGAATATAATAACATGGCTATACTCACACAATCAGCATCAGGAGACGGTCCGATCACGGGCTGGCCAATCGACAACCCGGCTCCAGCGGGCCAACACGTAGCGGTCTGCCTTGCAGTCAAGGACTCCTTGGGCATTCAGCGACCATCATACGAAGACCCCTCGATAATCGAAACCCTCGACGTCACCCGATTCCTATTCGGCTTGGCCGATGGCTCGCTCATTCAAACTTCCGAGATGAAGATTTCCGGGCATGAGAAGAGCAAGCTCGTTGGGACCCTTACTTCTTGGCTTGGTTCTCCGCCGGCAATCGGATTCGATACTGAATCTTTGGTCGGCCAGGGAGTCACCCTGAACGTCGTTGCGAAGGTCAGCAAGAAAGGGACGAATTATTCCGACGTCGCTTCGGTCAGTCCGGTAATGGCCCAACTTGCGAACCAAGTTCCGAACGTCGTCAACTTCACGATCCCGCAGGGTGACAATCCGCCCTCGGCTCCTGCTCAACCGGTCGTTCCCGTTCAGCCGATCCAACCGGTGGCTCCCGCTCAAGTAGCAACGACAATGACGGTCGATCAGCCCCAGCAAGTCCAACCTGTACAGCAACCCGTACAACAGGTTCAGCCTGCCCAAGGTCAGCAGACCCTCGGCGGACAGTTCACACCTCCGCCAACCGAGTCGGTCCCGTTCTGAAAATGAACCCGATCACTGTTTTATTAATCATCGGCTGGGGGGCGGTAATTGCCGACATGCTCATATGAAGTATGCCAAGCGAGTGATCCACCTCACCATCTTTCTTTGGAAAGCCGGAAAGGAGGTATGGCGTGGCTATCATCACGGCAAAGCCTAAGAGGGGCGGGGGAGGGCATTGGTATGACCGGGATGCAAAGCCCCGGCATACGATGCCTAGAGCGGACGGGAGTGGCGAAAGGAATACCACTCTGCGGGACGCTCGAAAGCATCAATTGATACCTTCGGTTACGACCTTGCTCGGCCTCTTTGCCAAGCCTGGACTCGAGCGTTGGAAACAGGACCAGCTCCTCCGCATAGCTCACGAACATCCCGCTAAGGATGGCGAAAGTTTTGAAGCTTTTGCAGACCGATGCCTCGTCATGCACGAACAACCGGTTGAAGAGGCGGCGGACTTCGGGACTAGAATCCACGATTCAATCGAGAAGTTTTTTGACGGTGATCCCATCGACGACGAGCTCCTCCCCTACGTCAAGCCGGCCTTCGATTGGAAGCAGGAGCACAAGCTTCGATTCATCGAGCGGGAAAAGACACTGGTGAACTTGGAGGAGGGCTTTGCGGGGACGGTCGATATTGTCGGCCTTGGGGCGAATCAAGAAAAGTTCATCGTCGATTGGAAGACGAGGAAGACGAAGCCCAAGGTGAAGGTCACCAGTTACGACTTCCAGGTCCATCAAATCGCCGCCTATGCGGCCACCTACTGGGGCGCGGATGCAGTGGATGCGGAACAGGTCCACGGTGCGAACTGTTATATATCTTCGACTGAGCCCGGTCGATTCGAGGTGATTAAATATTCACCGGCTGAACTGAAACAAGCATGGAAAGTCTTCAAGGCATCCTGCCAAATTTGGAGATCCCTTAAAGGATATGACCCAAGAGTATCCCAAGATTGATTCCAAATATTATCGGTTCGGGGAGGGAGTCGTTCAAATGAACTTTTCCTTGCCCGATACCTTGAAGCAAGTGGTGAAGGGGGAGGCGCGGGATATGGGGATCTCGGCCTCCCGCTTCATCACTGACCTGCTCGTCGAGCGCCTGAAAGACAAGAGCCCCATAGTCAAGGAACTCGATGGAAGACAGTGGGAGGTATGAAAAGCAAGTTTCGTTAGGCCAGCAAGTGGCTCGAGCGTTTGAAAAATTTTGGAAAAAGAACCAGTTGAGCGTGGACAGGAAGGGCAAAGTTTATCGGACGAACGTGCCGAGGGAACGGCCGAACCTCGACCACGTGGATTTTAGGAAAGTGGGGAAACGGGATGGGAAGCAAGGCTACTGAACTGGCAAAGACGACGGGATTTCACCGGGTTTCTTGTTCCGAGTATTTACGAGGCAAAACCGACCCGTTTGAAAAGAGTGGAAGGATTCAAAAAGAACTGACCGATTGCTTGCTGGCTGTCTTGGCCGTATCGGCCCCTCGAGGAGTCCCAATGTCCTGCCGAGAGATTGGAGAGTTTTGCGGAATTTCCAAACAACGGGTCCATCAGATTGAGAAGGAAGCAATGAAGAAACTAAGGCGGAACGAAACAGTAACTCGAAAGGAGTTTAGGCAATGGAAATAACCAAGGAACGGGCCGAAGAAGCCTTGAAGAATTTGAAGATCTTGGCCGCACAAATCGGTAACGCTCGACTTCGCGAACTCTACAGAAAGCCCCTGGAGCAATTTATCAAAGACGTAGCAAAAACATTATCATTATGACGAAGAAATTAAAACAGCCCCTCTTTCTGAAGGGGTACGAAACCAACCCGCAGGGCAAGCGAGTACCGATTTTTACAACGGTCGAGCCTGTTGTCCCTTACCACGTGATCGAGGGCTCGAGCTCCTCTTTGCCGGGGGCAAGGAAGAAAGTTAAAACGAAGGAGGGGAAGAAATGAATTGGAAAAAGAGAATAACGCAAGTTCGACTGACCGAGGAGCCCTATCCAACGGCCGAAGTCGAATGCGAGGATTGCGAGCAAGTATGGGAAGATACGGAAGATCCGACCTGTCTATGCGAAGAGGAGGAGGAAGAGTAATGGGGCAATTTTTAGGATGGCAATCTTACGACCGATACACGGTTTGCGAAAAGTGCGGGGAACGCTGGGAAAGCGATGAGGAGGACGAGCACTTTTGCGAGGAGGAGTTTGTAAAACAAAGCGAGGAGACGATTGAAGAAATGAAGGAGGAAAAAAATGAAGATGGAGCCTGAAGTTTTTACCGGGAAGGGAATCCCCCGAGGGGAGAAAGTAATCATCAAGGTGGGCCACCGCCAAGCCGATGCATCGCTTAATCCCGAAGAACAAACTTGGTCCCTCAAGCTCGATACTCCCGACCTTCCCGAGCTCGAATTCCCAAGCCTTGAGAATGCGGTCCTTTCGGCAATCACAATTTTGCAGGAGGACAGAATTTGATCGCCTTCGACCTGGAAACCGTTTGGTCGAAGTCTTACTCGGTCGCGACCATGGGGCTGGACCGGTACGTCAAAGCTTTGTCCTTTCAAGTCACCCTGGTCTCTCTAGTCGGAGACGATGGGTTCGAATGGGTGGGTCCGCCCCAGCAGTTACCCGTCGAGCGTTTGCAAGGCCAGCAACTGGTCGCCCATAATGCGGAGTTTGACTCGGTATGCGCACGAATGGCCATGGCTAGAGGACAGATGCCTAACTTCCAACCCGCCGAATGGATATGCACGGCGGATATGGCATCGTGGCATCAGTTGCCACGCTCACTCGCCAAAGCATACTTCGAGCTTTACGGGGAGCACTTGGCAAAGGATGCGCGTGATGCAATGGCAGGGCTATCGGCCGAGGAGATAACCGCAAACCCGCAGTTCAGGGACTACGCATTGAACGATAGCCGGGCCTGCCTGCGAATTTACAAGGAACTCGAGGCGGGCTTTCCCGAGAAAGAAAGAATCCTGTCCGCACTTAATCGGAAGATTGCCAGTCGAGGGATGCCACTCGACGGCCCGCTCTGCCAAACGTTCATCGATACGACCGAGCAAGTCATGGAGGAGATGGAAAAGCTCCTCCCTTGGGTAACCGAGGATAAACGAGGGGCCGAGCCAACCTCTCCGATAGCCCTCGCCAAGTATCTAGAAATGAAAGGCGTTCAGGCCCCTTCCTCGACCAAGGAGGATGATCCTGCGGTCCTTGTTTGGAAGGCAAAGAATCCCGAACATGCCCCCGTGCTCGATGCCATGACCAGGTGGAGAAAAGCGAACAAAGCAAATAAATATTATACCGGTTTGATCCTTAGAACTCGACCCGACCGACGTGTATCCACTCGGCTACTCTACTGCGGGGCGACACATACCAAACGATTCTCGGGGACCGGTGGAATAAATTTCCACGGGATACCCAGGGACGAAATCGAGGGTACGTCGGCCAAGCGTTGCCTGAAGGCAACCGAAGGGCGGGTGATCGTATCGGCCGACCTCTCCCAAATCGAGCCTCGAGTCCTCGCTTATCTAGTTGGAGACATGGACTTTCTCGGCCTGGTACGAGGAGGGATCGATCTGTACGAAGCTCATGGCCGGGCGACCGGATTATATAACCATGACGAACCGATGAAGGACCTCGCTCCCGAACTCCGCCACCTATGCAAAGCAAGAGTTCTCGGCTTGGGCTACGGTTGCGGATTCAAGAAGTTCGGACAAGTCGCCGAGGCCCTGACCGGTGGAAAGCTCAAGATGACCGAGCAGGAAGCCAAGAAGCAAGTGAACGATTACCGGAAGAACAATCCGCTAATCGTCGAGCAGTGGAAAGCCCTCGAGGACTTCGTTAGGGAACAGGCCAAGCAAACTCCCGAATGTGTTGTCGTTCAAACCCGGGACGAGGCTCCCATTCGATACTTTAACGTGCAAGTCGATGGCAAGGGAGAGATCACCGCTCAGAAGGTAAGAGGGCAAGCAAGGTCAAAGCTGTACGGCGGGCTACTCATGGAAAACCTCGTTCAGTGCCAAGCCCGCCAAATCTTTTCCGATGCGATCATTCGAGCGGAGGCCGCCGGGTTGCCCGTCTGTCTACATGTCCATGACTCAATCACTGTCGAGGTTGCGGAGCAAGAGGGACAGGCGGCTCTAGACTTACTCATTCAAATACTAACCGAGGAACCTTCCTACATGCCAGGGCTACCCTTGGCGGCGGAGGGGGAGATTAAACAACACTACTGAAAAATAATGACTGATATTAGAAACTTACCCCGGTCTGTCGGAGACGATGCCGTCTTTGATAAGGTATACGTATGGATAATTAGGGACGAAATCTTTGTCCGAGTTGAAGGCATGGGCAATGTGCGAACACTTGTTTTTCCTATGGAAGAGGTTGACAAAGTCATGGAGGGGAAACCCGTCAACCCTGACGTCGAAATGGCGTTGAATGCGACTCAATCGGAATTAAAACGCATCAAGCAAGATTTGGACGAGCACAAAATATTGTTGGGCAAATCGATTAAAAGTTTGGAGCGGAAAAAAGACAGGGTTGAGAAATATTGCAAAAAGAAAAAGGGGGAAATCGATTTCATCAAGGGCATTTCTGCCGATTTGCACAGTCGTAAATTTATCAAGTCATGCACCACATTTTCCAAGAGTTTGTTGGAGTTTTTAGAAAAACGATAACTTATGAAACCACTTAAAACGTTAGGTATAATCCTTCTCTTCCTGCTCGCCGTGGCCACCGGCATATTAGTCATGGCCGCAATACTTATCGGGCTCTCCCGCCTGCTCTTCCCATGGATATAGAAATCATCGGACTATGCGGGCCCAAGGGGGTAGGGAAATCGACTTATGCGAAGACTCTCGACGGGATGGTCTTCTCATTTGCCAAGCCCCTCAAGGAGATGCTCATAACCATCCTCCCGAGCGAGGCGTGGATCGAACGGAAAGAGGAGGCCCCACCCGGCTTCCCCGAGCATTGCACGGTCAGATACATGCTCCAGCATCTCGGGACCTCGTTTGGTAGGGAAACTTGCTACCCGAACATATGGGTCGATGCCGCATACAGAATGATCCACCCGTATATCGGAAAGGCCACGATCATCTTTGACGACGTCAGGTTTCCGAACGAAGCTTGGGCGATCAGGCGGTGGGGGGTCACGAACGAGATCCTTACCAAGATCATTCACGTCAGCCGAAAGGGATTCGAGCCCGACGAGAATGATCAACACGTCTCCGAGGCGGGACTTCCTAAACAGTTTATCGATAAATGGGTAACGGTGGAAGAGGATGGGAAAGAAGGAGTCACCCAGCAATAGCGTGAAGAAAATGGCCGCCGATGCCAAAATCCGCAACCTCCTAAGGGAGACCGGACCAGGTCAGACCATGTCTCAATCGGAGATTGCCGAGAAGACCGGTCTGTCCAGGCAACTCATCAATCGGATCGAACGGGGAGCAATCGAAAAGGTAACCGAGCAAATTGCCCGGATAATAGAGAGGGGCGATGAGTAAGTGGCCATCATCAGAATAACTCAGCTTGACGGGGCATTGCCCAATATCGCTTTGATGAAATTGTCACATTGGCACAAGTCACAAGGTGATGAGGTTCACTTTTCAAAGACTTGGGAACGTCAACTTTTTGAACCCGAATATGACGTGGTTTACGGGTCTGCGATATTTCAATGGACAAAGGCTAAGCTCGATAGATTCCTTACCGAGTTCCCAAACGCAATAGTGGGAGGTACGGGAACGAAATCGAAGATGACCATTGAGGACGTAACGGGCGGCCCTTACGAGTTTTTCGACTATTCCATATATCCGAAGTTCAAGCAAAGCATTGGATTTAGCCAACGGGGTTGTCGCTTGGCTTGCAAGTTTTGCGTAGTTCCGGGCAAGGAGGGCAAGAACAAGGATAACGGCCCGATCAATCGGATTTGGCGAGGCGAACCATACCCCAAGGAAATCATCTTGCTCGATAATGATTTCTTCGGACAACCGGATTGGCAGGAGAAAGCGGAGGAGATCCTCAATGGTGACTTTAAGGTTAACTTCAATCAAGGCATGAATGCCCGACTGATTCACGAAGAGGGGGCGATGATGCTCAAGCAGATGCAATTCTTTGAAGCGAAATTCAAATACCGCAGACTTCACACCGCATGGGATAATCCGAAGGACGAGAAATTATTTTTCAAAGGATTGAATATCCTCATGGATGCGGGAATCAAGCCGAGAGAGATCATGGTCTACATGCTCATAGGCTATTGGCCCGGAGAAACGATGGAGGATATTCTTTGGCGCTTTAACAAGCTGAACGATGCCGGAGTCCTGCCTTACCCGATGGTCTATGACCAAGAAAATCCCGAACTCAAAAAGTTTCAGCGTTGGGTAAACCGCAGATATTACCAATTCGTAGCTTGGGGAAATTATGATTCGTCAATGCGATCCAAACCTCCGAAGGATCAACTAACCCTCTCACTCTAGTGGCCACCCTGAAAGGAGAACTCCGAAACTTTTTCGAGCGACTCCCGCAAGGAGAGTTCTCGCACCATAACCAAGTGCTCACGCCCTTGTCCTTGATCGTTTGCAAGTATGTCGAAAATCCCGACCAGGCAGTCGAGTTGATTTACAAACTGCTCGACGGCTCGAACCATCGGGACGAGCAACCGAACGAGATCAAGAAGCTTGTCCTCTCGGGCTACGAATACCTCGCAAATCCCAACCGCTCGACCGTAAAAAAGAAAAGAGAACAGGTCGATGCCGGGCTACAAAAAGCATATGTCGGCAATGAAGAGACTTACGAGGAGTTCATCCTAGCGTCCGATCCAATCCCGTCAAGCGGGGCCGAGGCGATTGGCGGCCTATTCCACGATGACGACGTCTTGTTCATCCAGCCCGAGCTATATTCGAAACCTCTCGAGTTCTGCAAAAGGGTAGGGGATTGGAAGACCATGGACCTCAAGCCCTACCAGTACACCACTCACAACCCGTCAGTCGAGAACCCGACCGGTAGGAACGAACAGAACCTAAGCGGAAAACGCAAGTACCTGCTCCACGAAGTAGATGACAAATCAATATCCTTCGAACAGCAACTCGGCCTCATCAAACAACTCGAGTCCATCGTTCCTCTCAAGATGGTCGTTTCGTCAGGCGGGAAGAGCCTCCATGCATGGTTTCATTGGAAACCCGGACGAAGGGATTCATTCCTGACCCTGTCCCAAAAGCTAGGCGGGGACGTCAGGTTCGCAAACGGGTCCCAGCTTTGCAGGCTCCCTTGGGGGACGAGACGAAAGCAAGGCGAACCACTGGCCGCCGAGCAACCGATCATTTATTGGAAGGACGACTGAACCCGTGGCTTCCAACTCCATGATCCGAGAACAAGCAATCCGAAGGTTCTCACGCCTCGGACTTTCTCCCCTCCGATCCATCGAAACCGCAGGCAAATTGATGAGGGGCGGGAAAATTATCATTGTCCGAAATCGCATAAATTTACAACCGATGCTAGTCCTCACGATTGGCAAGAAACCAATAAAATAAAAACCATGGCAAGAAGAGAAGATTACTTAACACCCGAAACCCTAGCCGCCGCCGATGAAATCGATCAGATGCTGGCAGGCATGTCCCCGACCTCGACCTATCAGGAACCCGCCGTCGAGATACTCGTGAACGATGCGATAAACGACCCGCTCCCCCCGCCCGTATTCATCGACCTGTTTCAGATCATGGCGAATGCGAGCGATCCCTCGACCCTGCCCCCCATTCTGATCGAGGGCATTTTGCATAAGGGATGCAAGATGATCATCTCGGGCTCCTCGAAGGCAGGGAAGACCCTGGCCCTCATGCATCTCGGCTTGGCCGCCGCAAACGGGCTCCCCTGGATGGGCCACCGAATCAATAGACAATGCAAGGTCGTATACCTCGACTTTGAGCTCGTCCCTCGACTGGCCGAGGAGAGATTCAAGGACGTGATGAACAGCCCGGTAAACGAGTACTTTCAAACGAAGAACTTCAGATACTGCGGACTTCGAGGACAGAAGCGTTCGCTCGAGGATCTCGCCCTCCATATCCAGGCAATCAAGGATTTCTCTCCCGACATGGTAATAGTCGATCCCTTTTACAAGCTGGGCGGAGAATATGATGAGAACGATGCAGGCTCGGTCGCCCGAGTCCTCGACTCCATGGAGACCTTCTCCGAGCGTCTAGGATGCGCATTCGTATACGCTCATCACTTCTCCAAGGGGAACAAGGCGGAGACGGATCACATCGACAGGGCGAGCGGCTCCGGGGTGTTCGCAAGAGATCCCGATGCCATCCTAACCCTCACCCCTCACGAGGAGGAGCATCACCTTGTCCTCGAGGGAACCCTGAGAAACTTCGCTACCCCCGATAAGAAGGTCCTCGAGTTCTCATGGCCCAATTTCATTACGAAATCCGACCTCGAGCCGACTCTCAGGAAGGCCGGTCAGGCGGCCGAGAATCGACGGGCAAACGAACTTCTCGCCGACACCTTGATAAGAGAATTGAAGCTCCAAACGAGGAAGATCGAGAGTCAGACAAAGTTGATTGAATTACTGCAAAAGGTGACCAACCGACCTATTAACAAGGTAAACATTCAGTCGATAATAAAGGCTTGTGGCGATAGGATCGTGCAAGAGAAGCAGGGAAACGGCAACCCGACTTTGTACTCGGCGAATTATGATTTGGAGGAGGATTTTGGTGCGGAAGGGACCACCGGTAAATCCTAACCCCCCTAAAGGGGGGTAATATACCCATTTACCGGTGGTCAGAAAAAACAGAATAAATCGAGGCTATGAGGGGAGGCATACCCAAAGGAGGTGGGCAGGCCACACGCTCCTGCCCCAACCGCTACGCTGGGGCAATGGGTATGCACCCCGGTCAATAGCCTACAAGCTCGAGCGGATTCAATCGAAAAGGGATGTCATCGATCAAAAGATTGCCTCGGAGAACCCTTGGCTCGTAAAAAGCCTTTTGTGCATCGACATGATAGATTACCCTCGTAAAACATTCAAAGGGCTTCTAGGTATGCTCACGGGGCTTATAGGGGCATTCCTGAGAATGCATGTCGGTCTGCTAAACGGATATAGCCCTAAAATCGCCAGGAAGGTACTCAGAAGGGCTTTTTACCCCCTAGCACGTAAAAACGTACCTTCGGCCAATCGAAAGGCCGCTCTAGCACGTAAAAACGAATGAACCTTGAAAATCAGAACACGGCTTCCCGATTTACAAGTCGAACGGACGAACGGATCAAAGAAATACGTCGACCAAAGGCCAATCCTTCGACTCGTTCCACCGGGGCATGATCAATAGGGGGAGATTCTATTGCTCGCCGGCCAATTTGACCATCTCCGAAGAGATCCAGCGACCCGGTTCCAGGTCTCGAGCGACTTGGATCATGCTCCGGTAAATCTCTTGTCGGCATTTCTCCAAATCCCATCCGTTGATCTCGGCATATTCTTCCGCCAACCGGTCCAGGTCGAAATCTTTCTCCCAAGGGAAAATCTCTTTGCGAGTGGAAAAGGTTGGGGTGTCGTCGGTCATGGGGGCGTTCGAGTCGGTCATGGAGCGTCGTCGGTCATGGGGTCATTCAGGGGAATGGGGCATGACATGTCAAGTTTCTACGTCAGTAACCTCCGCCTCGACCACTTTCTCATCCTTTAAGGTAGCCAACTCGGCCTTTATCTCTTCCAGGCTAAGAGTCTTCTTAACCTCGATGGTTTGGGTAGGCTCGCCTTCGTATTGCCGGTGCTTGTCGATCAATATCCCGGTTGCGATTGGGAGAACTCCGGCAGGGATTTGATCGTTCTCGAGCTTCTCAATCATCTGCTCGACGGCCATCATGCTTGCCGTACCGATCAATCCCTTGAGGTGTTTCTTTGATTCTTTGAGGACGTCGGTTTCTCGAGTGCGGACTACGGCAACGGTATTGGCGGAGATCTTGCAAGCCTTTGCGGTCTGCGTGATCGTGGCCCCTTGAGCTAGCATTTGCACACACTTGGCATAGTCGGCCGGTCTCTTGTCGTAAAGCTTTTGCCCGGTCCACACTGCTGGGCAAGTATCCTTCACCTCGAGGTTGGCTGGCAAGTTGTCGGGGAAATGGGTCGTCCTTGGAAGCTTAGTCGGCATAAATCCAAACGGTGTAGATGGTTGAGAATAAGTCTCAATAAGCCTCCAGGTCAATCACAATTAGACATAAAACTTATTGCACGAACCTCCTTTTACTGACAATCAATGACTTACGGAAAAACATATGTGATTTATGACATTGAGAGGGGGGGGAGGCGCAGAACAGAG